TGTGGAACAGACAGTATTTTTTGTGAATGTAAACTCTCTGTTCATCTTTCGTGCTATTGTAAAGCATTTAGAACAAAGAGCGTTATCCATACAGAAATCAAAATCACCCTTTTTAAATACTGTGCCGGTAACAGCCTCTACTTCATTTTCTTTGTGATAAAAACAACAAGCGCCAGTTTCACCCACGTTGTTGCCGCAACCTCTTCTTTTTGCCTCATCCTCGACACTGATTGATGATGATATTGCATCATACTCATTAATATCAGGAACAGGAATGTTGTTCGTGGTTTTAAATTTTGATTTAACCAAATCTATTTTGTATAAAAATTTCCATCGGTATCCATCACTTAAAACTTGATTATCATTCGTTCTTGTCGGTTTTACCGTGGAGGAACTTAATCCATTTAAATCGGATCTATTTTTTTCATTTGATCCCATACACACATAAACTTCATTGTCATCAGTTACTGCATAGTAGTTTCTTGCCGCACCAGTTTCACCGGCCGGAATCCCTGATGATCTATATGGGTAAAAAACTTGTCCTCTTCTCCAGTCAACTCTCTTTGCAACAACCTCAACATCACTCGATCTGACTTTCTGTAAAAAGTTTGTTGTCTCCCAAACTTGTTGATCGTCATCAATCGAATTTAATTCGTTGGTAGGTGTTTCTGTTCCACCCAAAAATAACAACCAATTGGTGTCATCACCACGGATGGTGTCATAAAGAGTTTTTGCATTATCAATACCAATTGATCTTTGTGATGTAACCATTTCAGTTCCTTATGTGCAACTAGGTGAACTAATGTTCGGAGATTGATCTGCCGGACTTAAAAAGAAAAAGTCACCAATATTTATACTACCAAAAACGGCTCCAGACCACAGGCCTGTAGTTTCATTAAACGATTCGGTTCCGTTTATCTCATCACTCCATGCAGGGTGATTGAATGATTTAAAGTCATCCCCACTTCCATCACCATCAAAATCAAATGTGCAACCACTCGATGCCGTTAATCCAACCGTATCATTAAGTCTATATCCAAAATAATTACCAAGAATAGATGTTTCTGTCGCACCAAAAGTCCCGTCAAAATCATCTGGTGGAACATACTCATCGTTTTCCTTATTGAAAATAAGTTGAAGTCCCGCTGGGTGGAACATGTTATTTACGATTTCAAAAGCCTCATCCTGCCTTTGGTCTGTAATATTTTTTACTTTTAGTAAATATGAATAATCGTGATACCAACAATTATCATGTAAAACTAATTTGCCCTGACCGAATAATCCAACTCCGGTTCCAGTAAAATAAATACCATTCTCTAAATCTAAATTTGGTGCGTTGAAATCAGGGACTCCACCATCGAGTCGTAAAATATCTCTTTTAGGTTCGTATACTTCTACTTCGGGTATTTCGTTGGATCCAGCATAAATACTTTGGAACAACCATTTAATACTCTCAATGTTTGATTTTTTTGTGTAAAAATTTTGTCTAATTTCTCCGAGAGTTTTTATAATATGTCTTTCGGTTCCGGTGTCTTTATTTAGAGTCGATTCATTAATTAAGCCTGGTGCATACTGAGAAACGAAACGTCTCATTATTGATTTTCTGAGAACAGGATCACCGATGAAACCAGTTGGATCTGCTCCAAATATTTGTCCAAATTCAAGACCTACTTTTTCATAATCAACGAGAATAGAAAGATATTCCGGAGAAAAATAGTATCCAGATCCATAACCACTGGGGATGAACTCACCATCAACCGCATTAATTGGATCTATGTAATCTTGTCCAAGATGCAACCAATCATAGTATTGACTAACTAACGAAACAAAATCAGTGAAGCCATTCAATGTTAAGTAGTTGGGTAGACTAACATTATAATATCCGATACCACCCCCACCGCTACTTAAAAGTGGTGTTGGTGCTCTAGGAAAATCCGGAAACGCTGGCGGTGGATTTTCTCTTTGTGTTTGAGAAAATCTACTACTATAGTCCCCATAAATTTCTTCAAATCTATACTCTGGATTTTTTGTCGTATTTTTTAGAACAGATCCAAACATTACTGACCCGTTATCGTAACTTCTCTTTGGACAACATTTAACACCATTTCCTGTTTGGCATTAATCGAAACTGATTCGGGTTTTGCGGTAAACGTCACTGATGTATTATCTTGAATAACACTTGGTTTAATACGGACAAGACCTGTTCTATAGTTGATGTCACCGACACCACCTCTTTGAACAATTGTTCTCACCCCACCAGAGTCTGTCGCAAGAAAAAGTGGAGAGAATCCGTATACATCTTCTTCTGCACTGGAATCAACAATATAAACATCAGAGAAATCAAATTTTGGAGATACAAAACTACTTGAGAATAGTCCTTGACCTTCAACTTGCCCGTCATTTATTTGATTCTTAAATGAAAACTGAGTTGTTCTTGATGAGTCAATCACTTGTGTTGTTGTGAGACTTGAACGTGCCTCAATAGAATCTGGTAAAATGGCAGGATCCACGTTTGAGATAGTATTCACAAACTCCGTGTATGAGAAGTCATTGTTAAATTTTTCTCCACCAAATTTAGTTTCAACCGCTTCTCGAATAGCAAATGACATTTCTGCTTCGCTTCTTTGCGTTTGTCCTGAGATGAAATTAACATTATAAGCAAGATTCAGGTTCACATTCAATGGTGGAATATATTCTGGTATGATAGAAACTGGTGCTTTTTCTTGAAGTGTATCAATTATGTTTTGAGATATATCTAAACCTCCCGTAATAACAGAAACAAAGACTCTCCCGTAATATGGGGGATCCAGTTCTTCTCCACCGAAAATGGAGATAACCTCATTCGGTGTTGAGTCTTGAGAGATTAAATCACTAATTATCGCATAGTAGTCATCCTTGATCACGGCACGATCTTGTGCCGCAAACCATTTTGGAGCGAAGAATTTGATTAATTCTGGGTTTGGTTCATCTGAACCAAAGAAACTAGGTGCGACAACTTCCGCTGAACCAGCAGCGTCAGAGTATGAGAATGTTCTGATTTCATTTGAAATCTCACCTGACGGAATAAAGTACGAAAGTCTAATTTTATCAGTCCCAACAATTATTCTACCAACGTTATCTGTTGCAAGGTTTGGGTTTGTCCCAGCGATTGCGTCATAAACAAACTCACCGTTTCCTCTTGCCGAAAATACAATTTTTATTGAGTTGTTTAGTCTTTCGACAAAGTATACTCGACTGTCGGAGTTAATCGTCGTATTTACAAAACTTGATTTGGTGTATTCGGTGAAAGTTGTTCCACCATCTTCACTCACCTCAACGACGATTGAATTTATGTCAACTCTATCATCTGGGAGAATATATGTTTGCGTAGTTAAGTCTACTTGAGAGGTAATATCTCTGTTGAGAACCAAATCTTTTGCTTCGTGTAAAACAACGTCCTTCGCAGAATTGTTTTCATCTATTTCATACGAGTCTCTTGTATAAAAAGTATATGTGTCACCGTTATCATTAGTGCCGACAAACTTAGAATATCTCGGTAATCTTGCTGCGAGTCCCGTCATGTTCACCGACGCTTGTGATGATGTTCTACCTCCAACAGTGAATCCCAAATGTTTGGTGAGAGATATCAGTGATTCAAGTCTTTGTGCTGTATCTAAATACAACTCATTGACAATCATATTGGAATAGTAACCATAATAAAGAGTATTATATGCTAACGCATCAATGAGAACGTTTACCGCAGATGCGGTGTAATCTAAGTCTTTGATTGGATTATCTGCTTCATCTCTAGAAAGATAATCAACTATGCTTTGTTTAATTGCAGGATAATCCAATTCACCAAGTTGAATTTGAGATTCCTGTAAGGTTTGTGCTTGGATTGCTTGTGGAGTGGAGTCAGTTCTAGTTGGAGGTTTTCCTCTGGTCCCCCCAGTATCACTCGTGTTTGGTCCTATCGAATAATATGACATCAGATTGCCCTTTCGATTTCAATTGTTACGGATTGGACGGTTGCAGGATCGTTTCTTAAAAAATACCTTATCTCCATTAATAAATTGTTAGAATCCAGTTTAGACTCATCAAAAATAACCTGATCAAAAATTACTCTGGGTTCATAAACCTCCAAAGAATAACGTATGCTAGAATTTATTGATGCCACTGTTTCTGGAGTTAGTGTATCAAACAACAAATTCACGACCCCACCTCCAAAATCAGGAAGAAATGGTTTTTCGCCCGGAGTCGTAAGAATTAAATTTCTAACGGCTTGTGCGATTGCGTTCTTATCTCTTTTAAGTGCGATAGAATATGGTGACTCAGATCCAACTCTAGTGAACGCTAAGTCAATGTCAGAATATACGTTTGTTGGAAAAATAATTTCTGCCATATTCTCTCCCCCTTTATGTATTAGTCCTGAGTGTATGTAGGTTCAGTAATATCATTCGGATCGTGTGGAATACTTTCTCTAAACAACGTTACTCCCATGACATGACTGTTCGTTGTCATATTGTGATCTATGGATCCAATGAACCAATTTCCTGAAGTTCGTTTTGTGTAGTGTTTTATAATCGTTGGGTATCTGTTTTCAATATTAACGAGTTGTCCCGGTCTAAGAGTTAAATCACCCGGCAGAATCATGAGTGCCTTTTGCGTTGTTAATTGTAACATTTGTGCCTCTCTCCGAAGAGGAGTTTTATCTGGTGTATCCCAGAAGGTGGCATATGTTCTCGACGCTTC